TGTAAGAGACTGTGATGGAATATCAAGACACATACCATAGTCCATATATTCATCCATCCAAGTAAGAACTTGTTGACGCTTCTTCATAGCACGGGGACAATTAGGGTCCTTCCAATCAGCAGGCCACTGACACTTAAGAATCTGGAATCCACCAGAATCACCTAGCATGAAAGTGCCTTCTTCTCTCTTGCGAATGATACTCTCACAAGCATCATCCTTAGTGATATCAAGATTTGCGTGACCAGCAGAATACAAGCCCCACTTATAAGTATATAAGCCTTGCTTGCTATTAAGGAAGTTCAAACATTCAACGTCTCCATTGAATGCCGCAGGGATTCTCGCCGGGTCAAAATAGTTTTCACCTTCACGTTGCTTGCCTAAACCAGCGATGAAGAAAGACGAGACTGCGGGCAGAAACAATGCCCAATCGGGATTGTGACTGTTTGAAAGGTTAATTTGTTCCAACTTTTACTTCTTCTTTCGTAAGTATTTGAACCATCTTGATTTTATCATCAAGTTCTTTTTTCTGTTTAATAAGGTCAGCAATGGTAGCATTAGATGCTGCTAGCCTATCAAGTTCGGCTTCTTCTTCAATCTTCCGATTAGCCCAATCTAATGCACGTTCAGCATCAGGAGTCAATCCAACACTAGCATGACTAGTATTCAACTCAACCCACATGTTTCCGTCATATACTTCAAGTCGTTGTATACTAGTATTGTATCTAACATCACCGACATTCATATAACCTGAACTAGTATTAATATATGTGGTCGCAGGGAAACCCCCCTGGACCATCACATATCTACCTGCGCCGTTAACCGACTTAATCATTACTTAGCCTGTGCGGGAAGCAAATACTGCCAAGTTCCAAGACCACTGTTTACAGTGATTTCGGCAGCTCCTGCGTCTGCAAAACGAACTGTCTTGTCACCGGGAAGATCCATGATAGCAAGAAACACCTTAACAGGCCACTGCCACGAGCGAGAAAGATTTCCGCTTACGCCCGACTGGAAGATAAAGTTGCCGCTGTGCGTAGAAGGGTCGCCGAAGTAAATCTTCAAGTCACCATTTTCAGTCTTAGTCTTGAAGTTAAGTTCTTCGCTGTTAGCAGAAGCCTGCTTCTTAAGACGAAGAATGCCTGCTACAGTAGGTTCAAACTCAACGTCCCATGCAGTCCCTGCAAACTTTACAGACTTAACCTTTTCTTCAACAATCGACTTTGCCATCAAGCGATAGTCATTGACGAAATCGCCAGTCGAAGTCTCAAAGTGAATCGATGAAGGAACACCGTCATCGTTGCGGCTAACGTTGATGATAGACTTATCATCATAGTCATCAAAGCTAAGAATAGTCTTAAGCTTGGACAAGTTAGGCATGCCGAATGTGCCTTGAAAATCTGCGATAGGCGAAGCAAACATGCCGTATACAACTACGCTCTTGTCTTCTGCATATGCAGCAACCTTTGTTTCAGTTGCAGTGCCTTCAATCTTTACTAATTCAACTACGCCCAATCCATGAGTGTGTTGAATCAAATCAAGTAAGTAATCTTTCATGTGTCATCTTTCCTTTATAATATTTAGGTTTGTCTATTGTGTATAATAGCGGAATTTATTGCAAACGTCAAGTGTTTGTTTAACCGAAACTGAACAATTCATCGAATGTACTGTTAGTATTAGTGTTTGACCTAATGTCCCAGTTAAGAACGCCTAACAAGTTGTCAATCTTTTCATCGACTAGTGTTCTTTCCATTTCGTTGTCATCAAACGGCAAGTCGCAGAACCATTGCGGAAGTCTAAGTTCATCTGTGGGATAAGCAATACTTGTAAATCCAAGCATATTGCTTTTTAGCTTACAGACAATTACCTTCATACCATCAACAATACGCTGACTATACTGATCTCCGTTTAGCTTACGCAAGTAGTTGTAGTTAAGAGCCGCTCGAACGTGTCCGGGCATTGTTGCCTTGCCAGTCTTACTACGCTTCTCAAGTTCACCATAATATGTAAGCTTGTTGACTGAACGAGGAGAACCCTTAGTCCAGCTATCCTGTTCTGATAGATAAGTCTTGAAGTCTTTGATTCTTGTGATAATGTCTTCACGCGGAGCACCCCCTAGAACCATAGTCAATACTTCCATCAAGAATTCCTGAACATACTTGGGAGTATCTGCTCTTTTAAGATCGAGACCCATAGCCTTAATCTTACCCATCTTGTCATCGATGTCCTGACGCTTACCTTCTAAGTCAAAGATATTAATTGCGTAACGCTTCTTAGTGATGAACAATGTTCTGTCACCGATGAGTTCACGACCAGCTTTAATTACTTCACCGTTCTTACGAGGGCAATGAAATGCCTTCTCCATAAACGCAGGGAAGCTAACGTTAGTTAGTTCTGCGATTTGGTCATACAAATCAATGCAAGCATCCTTTGTCCATGCAAGTTCGCCGCTGTCAATCTGTTCTTTGAGGATAGGATACGCTGAAAAGTAACAGGAGTCAGTATCACCATACACAATAGCGTCGCCGTCATGTTCATAATTTTCCGTGATGATTTCGTTTATCTGGCTCATCATATGCTTAGTGATTTGACGACCAGACAACGTAACTGACTGCCCGATTCTTTTGTCATAGAAACGACAATGCTCATTCAAAAGTGCGCCATATGCAGAGTTAAGAAGAATCTTACGAACTAACTGTCGCTTGTCGTAGTAATCAAACATATCTGTACCATATGCAGCTTTAGCTTCTTTCTGAATACTCTTACGCTCCGAGTACCATCGTGAAAGCAATCCGGGAATGATTCCTTCTTTCTCATACGTAAAGATGGTTCCATTTGCAGAAATCATATAAGGTTTATTGCTATCGAAGATTAACTTCCATATTTCAGCCGCAGACATTTCTACACTACGACCATCTTCATAGTCAAGTGTGAGCAAAGTGCCACGCTCTTGATTCATAATAGCAGTATATTCTAACGACCCGAAAAGATTTTCCCAAAGAACCGCTCCAGTAACTCCATCAGCATCGTCACCATTCTTTTTCTTACGCTTGTTTTTAGCGAGGGCGACACTTTTTTCGTGCATGTATTGGTCTGTGAGAGATTGTCTGACTTGCCCAACGATTGTTTCTGGGGCCATGTTAAGGGCTCGGATTGCTGAGGGGTAGAGTGAGTTGATATCAACTGCTCCGACCCATTCGTGAATCCCTTTCTTCGGGACAGCAACATAAGCTCCGGCAGCTTGCTGCTCTTCACCGTAATTATCTTTACGCTTTTTGTCAGGGACAATAAATCCTCGTTCATGTGCTTCATTATAAATTGCCATTTCAATCATAGCCACCGAACCCATTACAGTCGGCAGCAAAACAGTATTTTCGTGAGCTAGCGCATTTGCTAGGTCAAGAAACTTAAGCTTGCGGTGAATCTTAAACACCAACATAGTGTCTTGGCGGTTATACTCTACGAACTTTCTAAAGTCTTTGTTGTATAACTGATCCAAACTACCTTCATATTGAGTCTTGCGCTCACCCAATTCATACTCACCGATAGCGTCGAGCGAATAACTATGACGGCTTTCGTAGTTGTACTTTTTGTAAAGCTGTAGATAGTCCATATGAATACGACCAATCAAGTCGTAAGTCTGTTCTTCTTTGCCGAAACGTTCATACGTTCTAGGCTTAGGAAGCTGCCCAAGCAAACAGAACCTGCGTGTATCGTTCTTACTCATAATGCGAGTAACCCGATTAACGCAATAGGGAATATCGTATCCTTCTGAGTTCCAACCTGTGAGTACATCAGCGTCTTCGATAAGTTCAAAGAAAGTTTCAAACATTTCGATTTCACTACGGAACAGTAAGCAGTTTTCAAAATCCGCAGTTAGTTCTTGTGCAGTCTCATCAGTCATGTGCTTCGGGGGAATGACAAGAGTAACGAGTTGGTCTAACCAATCCAGATACACTGAAATAGCAGTGACCGGATTGAACGGATCATCTGTTGGACTAAAGCCTTTTTCAGGGTCAAAGTCCGTCTCAATATCGAAGAATGCTGTGTGTAGTTTAGGAGGTTCTGCTCCCAAATAGTTATCACTCAGGCATCTAAAAACTACAGGAATATCACTCTCGTAGAGTCTTTTCTTGTTGTGAATCCTGCGCTCTTTCTCAAACTCACTCTTTTTGCGAGTCGAGAATCTAGTTACAGGATCCCCATAGATAGTGCGATACTTACCTTTTACATCATCATAATAGAAGACGTAGTTAGTTGGGTACTCCTTGTAGGCGCGTTTGCCCTCAGGAGTACGTTCAACTGCGTAAATTCTATCTGTGCTGGAATCGAGAACTGCGTCAACGTATGACATTAGCTAGTCTTACCGACAGTCTCCAAAATTGTGTTAAGTTCTTCGTTTTCTTCATTAGTTTCATTGAGACGCTGCTTGTGGGCAACTCTGATAGCCTTCTTGAGAATTGAGGGCTTGATTTCAAGTTCTTCTGCAATTGCCTTAACAGTATCGTTAAGACCTTCATTGAGGGTTTCTACTTCTTGTAAAACGCTCATGCCTTCATTGATAAGCTGAGTCAGTTTAGTTTTAGCTTCTTGATTGAATGTACGTGACATGTTTTCTCCTTTAGTCTAGTTAGTATAACAGACTGTGCAGAAAATTCAACTATATTGGTAACCTTATTGAAAGATGTGGTTGTTTTTTTCGCCGTAAATCTTTATGTATTTACCGGCTAGCATATCAGCCATCGCTTCGATGGGTGAACCGGGATAGCTATCGCCGGGTTTAATCATACCTATTTCATGTTGGCGGACATGTACCAGTTCATGGAATACTGTTCTAAGAATATCTACTAAATTACGATTCTTAGCATATACCCAAACACTACCTTCTCCGGGAACATGTCCGCCGGTGTGATGATTTCCTTGCGCTTCATCAGTATCCATTGAAAGTTCAATATTAGGAACCTTTTGAAGCTTGAGCCTTTTAGCAGTCCAGTCTACAAACTTTTCTACTTCATCTGCAACTTCACTATCAACGGTATCATGCTCGTGTTTTTTTAAACTAGGAAATTTCTTTCCTAGTTTGTTTGCTGACGATTCCGCTAATACTTCTTTAAAGCGCATGTGATAATAAATTATCAGTCTTTAGGTGTTTGTGTATGAGTAATACCCTGAACTTCTATCCATTCCTCGTATAAAGCAATAGTATCCGGGTGAAACTTACCTTCTTCGGTCTCATTGCGCAATGCCCAGGCATCATATACCTCTTTACCTTTGTTTTCTAGTATCCAATCTTCTTGGGGTACAAACTCATTCTCAAACGTAAATACGTGGGTTGCATTGCCCATTTCAACTTCTACGGTGTCCATAATTAATCTCCTATGAAATAGTATTTATCGCTTTGGTTAATCTAATTTACCATTGATCCAGCGATCAGGAGTATCATTAAACTTTTTAGTGAACAAATCTTTTAGTGCTTTGTCGGTGATTTTGTGCTTACGTGCAACCTTGCGCATCAAGTCATCGATAGTATTGTAATCGTGCTTATCTAGGGAAGGTAATCGCTTAGCTAATTCATCTACCGCGGATTCGTACATACTTTCGCCGCCACCGTCTCCGCCACCTTCGCCGGAGCTGTTATCACCATAGCCAAAACCCGAATAGAAATATCCACCGTATGCTCGGTTGGACTTACGCTTTTTCTTACGTTCGGTTATGAATTCTGTAGCTCTCATTGATATATTTATCAAATGCGAAGCATATAAGCGATTTCAGGTGGAATCCAAGGTTTATCCATCTTTTCAGGATTCCATACTATGCCGGATAAGTTACCGCATATAAATGCCTCAACATTTCCTAGATAATCTAAACAAAGCACGTTTGCAGAATTTGGCAAACTCTTAATACATTTACCATGATGATAACTGTTAACTTCTAAAACTTCTCTGTGATAAAATATAGGATGATTTATATCGAAGTGCTTTTCAATACATTCTAATTCGCCTCCGATAGATTCCGCTATTTCAAATGCCCCACTAGCGATTCCAACAACCGGCTTGTTGCGTTCTACCATGTTATTAACTAGCACTTGCTCAACTTCGCGCCTTTGTTCAGAATATTCTCCGCCAGTTAAAATTAATGAATCTAAGTCGTTAGCCATAACGTTAAAATCTTGATTTAGCGTGTTTGGAATACAAAATACATTATGTCCTTTTAGGATGTTATACCACCCTTGATCTATAGCATCGTACACGAAGCCCTCATGGTGAATAATGGATTTGCTTAAGCCTATTTTCATATATCTATTTACTGTAAATATGGTAATGGCGACGATTTTACTCGCCGCCATTACGCTTAGTCTCTACTTAATTAGAAACGAAGACCGAAGCCAACGAGTCCACCATGACGACCGAGATTGCCGTCGAAGTCAGTGTAACGATACTCAGCCTTAGCAAAAGTTGAGCCAATGAGCTTAACTTCAAGACCGCCACCTACTGTAAGACCTTCGACCTTAGCAGTAGCAGTACGCTCAAGCTTAGTGTAACCAACGCGGGTATATGCAAGAACATTCTTGTTCAATGTATAACCGAGACGAGCGGCTGCACCGAGGTCAGCACGATCAAAAACGTTAGCTGCGGTCGCTTCTGCACCAACAACTACCTTACCAAACTGAAGGTCATAGCCTAAGGCAGCGCCATAAGCAATGTCAGTTGCGTCAACGCCGTTGCGAACTTCATCTGCACCAGCTGTTACCTCAAGACGAGGACCAGCAAATTCAGATGCCATTGCAGGGGTTGTAAGAGCAGCGGTTGCGAGTGCTGCGATTGCGATTAACTTTTTCATACTTTGTTTTTTCCTTTTAAGTTTGAAAACTTGACATTTTT